TCCTTATAACTGCTTTGTTTCGTTGTATACGCTTTATTCACTTAATCATAATATAACATATATTATATAACATTCTTTATTAAATGTCAAGAACTTTTTTCAAGCTTTTTCTACTTGCTTCAAATTCATGAGTAAAGAATGGCTTATATTTCACACACTTCTTATAGTAGTCCGGCCACACGATTGGGTCCTGAAGATCTCTATTAAATTTAGGTATGAAACATAAAATATCATCTAGGATGATAAAAGATTCAATGTTTATTTTTTTCGCTAAAGCATAACGAAGAATAGGTGGATGTTGTCCATCTACTACTTCAAATAAAGCATTGAATTCATTCGAATCATCTGACATGATGTTCGAACAATCTTCACGAAAAATGTATTGTAAACTCTCAATACGTTTCCGCCAGTCACGATAGGTTGAAACACACTTTTCACCAAAAGCATCCCCTATCCACATATTTATATCACTTAAAAAGTTCGATACTAGAAAATCTCTTAATTCTGGATCTGGATATTCTCTAGATAATTTCTTAAAAAAGAATCGCTCTCTTCGTTTGTTAAACGACTCAGGTGTAACATTACATTTACCATTATACTTAAAGTAATCGTAATCTGTAGTAAAATGTAATTTAAGAGAGGTATAAAGACTATAACACTCAAATTCATTCATGGCATTTGGAATAGGGCGGTTACCCAATCAGGTGGTTGTGTTCTAGCAAAGACGACCCATCCAATATAAGGATGAGGTTTTCTATTTCTGAGGTATTGGTCTATAAAATAATTCATTGATCCACCAGTCGTTAATACATCATCAGCAATTAGAATTGGATGATCATTATTATGAGTGGCATAATCATTTAAACATTCTGCTAATGTTATACCACCACGTGGAATCCCAATAGCTTGTTTAAATGGTGGACATTTCTCCCATATCATTTTCGCGATGCATTTCCACTCAGCTATATCAATAGCATCACATTCAATTTTCCAACTTAAAGTATCACCAGAATGTCCGACAAAATCTACTTCTTGAAATAAGTGTGTATGTCTACCAACTCTATTATTCATATGTCTATAATTTCCACCAAATTCCAATTAATATAATAATGATAATAAGCTGCTCTAAAGCAAGACAGGTGTGATACCAAACCCAACGAGTTTCATACTGTTTATCTCTCTCTAATTCAACTTTTGTTTTTCCCTCTTGAATTCGAGGTAACCAAATATTTTCCCAACTCTCTTTTACTTTTTTAAACATTGATAGGTAGTTTCGATGTGGTCGGTATGAAATTTAATTCTTCAGCTTCAGCTCGTAAGACTCTTTTTAGATCTGTAGATATTAAAGAAGCAGCTGTTTCATATTCTAATTTATTCATTTCACAATAATGTAAAATTGCATCCATTACCGGCATTTTATCTGACAACTTCTTAACATCCAAATTGAATGTTTCAGGAGTCAGCATTTTTATTATAGTTTCTTTTTCTTTATTTTCAATTTTTTTCGCCATAGTCTCCATCATATTTATGTAAGGATTCCGCTTTTGCAATAATTAAATGTGCAAATCGCGTGTTAGGCTTAACGGTTGTTTCTCCGCCTATATTATACACAGTTGCCCCTGCATAATCTTTAAAACCTGAATCATAAATTGAACTGATAATCAAAACGCCATTTCTATTAAAAGTACTTCTACCAAGAACAAGAGCAACTTCCCCTTCTGCTATTTCTACTTGTTGATTGGATTGCATTTCATAACAGCCTGGACTTAAAAGAAAATTACCATCTTCATCGGGAAATATTTCTATTGACTTTCGATGTATCTTTTCTTCTTCATCTATGTGCATTGGACCAGCGCCGATTCGATAAACCTTATCGACTCGTAAATCAACAGTATTTGGTTGAATCATTGTATCATCGATATTTGTTACCTCAGTAGAGGCATTCACGGGATGTATAAACATTATTCTCCAAAATGATAGGGATTTTCTTTTGTTTCAAATTTCCATTGTTCTACTAAACCACCCATTTCATAATCTAATTCCCACATTGTATTTGCGGGCACTGGAATAGAGTTTTCAAACTTAGTAGAAGAAAAGGATGATCCTTCACTAAACAAAGGACTAATTTCATTACGAAATATAAACATACTACTATCGTGATGCATCATACATGCGAATGTACCATCTGCTTCACTTATCTTAGCATCAAATCTTTTAAGAGGGCTTTTTTCTAAATCATCTAATGTAAGATCAAACAACCATTCTGTATCCCAATCACCTTCAAATTTTCCTTCTTTAATAATACCATTATGCCACAAATAAGATTTTCCTTTCACAGCTGGGTGAATAAATCTTCCTGTTGCTAAATCAGTATTATTAACTTCTTTTGATGTGGGTGCTTGTTGATGAACAATACAATAATCCCATTCACCATCTAATTGTTTTACATCTAAAGGGCCATATGATTTAATCTGTTGTTTAAGATAAAAACCATTAGCGTCGGGATCTAAATCTTCGTGATATAAAAACTGTGAAACCGAATGGGATTCTTCGCCCCGATATCTATTAAGTTCTACTAATTTTAATAAAACTTCTTTGCTCTTGCTTGCAGAAATACTACACATTAATCGCCTTCCTGATAAGGTATTGGATCTATTTCTTGAATATTCTGAAACGCTTTAATTCTTTCAGAACAAGAAGGGCACCTTCCACAACTACGACCTTCTTCATCTGGATCGTAACATGTTAATGTATGCTTTAATAAATTAAATGTTCCTAGCTCTTTACATATTTTTAATTCTTCTGTTTTACTTAATAAAGAGAACGGCGCAATAATTTGTGTCTTGAATGTTCTATTTAGTACTGTAATGCCATTTAATGCATCTACAAAGGCTTGGCTTGTATCCCAATACCCATATTCATCATGAACTTGAAGTCCACAAAAAATGTATTCTGCATTTACTACTTCTGCAAAAGCGCATGCATTACTTAACAACATCATATTCCTAAACGGGACATATGTAACAGGTTGTGGATCTCCCAACACTTCTTTAATGTTGGGCATGTCAATATCAGTGCCAGATATATTTGCACTAATAGGTTGAACTAACTCTCCGAAATAACCTATATCTAATTGCTTATGTGGTACACCTAATTCACGACATAATTCTTTTGCTTTCATACATTCTTCAGCTTGCTTTTGACCATAGTTAAATGTTAAAGCAAATACTTTTTCTGGTCCATAATGTCGGGCTAACATCATTGTAACAATAGAACTATCCATGCCGCCGGATAATATAACTGCAACATTTTCTTTAACTTCTGGAAGTTTATTTCTAGCTTCTCGTAAGTCCATCATCCCTCCGTAACATTTTTGATTACTCTTTCAAGATACCACTTAGCCTTTTTCAAATCTTCTAATTGTTTATCTTTATTCTCGTAACCCTTCTCTGATTTTTTACCTGCGCGCAAAACATATTTAACAATGTTTCCGCGATGAAAATTTAAATCGAAAGCTTCTATAACATCAATCGCTTCCAATTTTGTATTACTTTGATAGTGTTCTGGATCTATCTTATTAGCCATGTTGTCCTGAATATGTAAAGTATTTAAAACAATTTAAATTCTCTGGATATTTTCTCTCAGGAAATTTACCCGTAACGATTTGTCTAAAACTATCAACATTATAATATAAAAGATCTAAGTTAATATCTTCTTCTTTCATATCGTAAATAGAATCAAATGTTGATGTTGGTTTTTGTGTTAATCCGTGAATTCCTGCATAAGGTGTTCCGTCTAATGCTGCCATTACTGGATTGGAAGTATCTATACTATGAATCCAATTATAATCTCTATAATGTGCAAACTCTCTTGCTTGCCACGTACCTAATAGATGATGTTTAATATCTCTATCAATACACTCTCTGTCCATTCTTTCAAGTAACTTTATTCTTTCATTCGCTTGAAGTGTTGGGTCTTTATCAGCCCAACGATAAACAAAAGGTATACCAATTATCGGCCATTTATCACTATACTCAGTAAAGTCATTATAGCAATCAATCATTTCATCTGGTGTTGCTCCTTGAATAACGGGCATACCATTAGGGATTGTGTCTGGATAATCATTAGCAAATTCAATCGACCTTTCCAATGTTCTTTTTCTATCTCCGAGAACATCTGGAAGAACTACAAAGTCTGGTTCTAATCTTTGAAACCATTCATAGAGAATATCATTATCTAATGATTCTCCCAATTCAAAACAACTATTATCAAGATAAGTAAATTCTCCATTATTCGCAAAGTCACAAACCATCTCTGCGTAATCTTTATCTTCTAGAATTTTATGAAGTAATACAAATTGATAATCGCTAATAAAGTCTTGATGTTCATCTATTAGTGATCTAGGTATTTCATGTGAAATGTATGTCATATTAAGCCATTAAAGAACGACATCCTGCAAGGAACTCTTGACGTTGTGATCCTTCTGAAAAAACACCTGATGCAGAGAATGTTGCAGTTGTAGATCTGAGATCCTGAATGCCTCGTGATTTAACACAGAAATGTGCGCCATCAATTTGAACGGCAACATCTTCTGTCTGAGCAACAAACGCAATCGCAGCTCTAATTTGTTCAGTAAGTCTTTCCTGAACTTGAGGACGTTTTGAAAAGAATTGAACAATTCGATTTAACTTAGATAACCCTAAAACATATTTGTTTG